ATGAGATAATACTCAAAATGTTTGCGATTTTTTGAAACATGGTCAAAGAAGTTCTTAATAAAATGGTAGCACCACTCACTCTGATGGTGCTGTTGCTTCTTGTGGGGTTAATGCCTCTGTATCTGATGGCTGGGTTGATTCGGTTACAGCTTGAGTCTCAAGAATCTGCTGTTCCAAAATCTTCATTGCACCATTAGTTTCATGTAAAGCAATCCATAATTGTTCTCTTTGTTGAGCAAGCTGTTGTAATCTTTCTTGTAAATTCATAATTTAGTAGAGTTTTTTACCAGCAACGATAGCTGCATCAATGGCTGTAAAATCTTCAGATGTCCAGATAGATGTTGTTTCATCTAGCTTTTTGTACGCTTTGATAATTTCAAGATGCTCTACATTTCGTTGAATTTTTGCCTTAAATTCTTCATCAGTTTCATCTGATGTTTGAGCAGTGCCGATAACAGTTACGCTATCGCCAGCAGCAGAAAAGATTGTTGCGATTTCATCTGCGGTTTTTTCTTCCATAATTAAAAATTAGGTTCTTTTACAGTTTACCCTGCTTCGAGGGCTGTGACTTTTGTGGATAACTCTTTAATTGCATTTACAAGTATCGGTACAAGTCTTTCATATTTCATTCCATAAGACATTCCATCTTCTGTGAGATTTACAAGTAATGAATCATCATTAGCTTTTTCTACTTCTAAAGCCTCCTGTGCTAAAAAACCAATATGCAATCTAGCTCTTTTTTTAGAACCATCTGGGGTTCCATAAGGTTCTGCATCTGTACCATACCAAGTTCTTCTATCCCATCTGTAAGTAACAGGTCTTAGTGCATTAATCCAAGCCAAGCCAATATTAAAACTTGTTACGTCAGTCTTATCTCTGGAATCTGAACTAGAAATAGATGTATCAGCACAAAATAAATTAGTAACTGAATTATTACCTAAAACAATATTATTGCTTCCAGTAGTAATACTTCCTGATGGGCTAGCAGACCTACCAGCATCATGCCCAAGAAAAGTATTATTATCACCTGTTGTACAATCTTTACCACAATCAATCCCAATAGCAGTATTATCTGCTCCTGATGTGTTTGATTCTAAACTATTAACACCTACTGCTGTACAAACACGACCAGTTGTGTTTGCACTCATAGAATCTTTACCAACAGCAACATTATTATCACCAGTTGTATTAGCATCTAAGGCACTCTTACCAACAGCCGTATTTGAAGCACCAGTTGTGTTTGCATTTAAAGATAAATAACCAACTGCTGTGTTGTTGTCTGCTGTAGAGCTTGATCCTAAAGCACTTGAACCTACTGCTGTATTATTTGATGCTGTAGTGTTTGATGCTAAAGCACTTCTTCCTACGGCTACGTTGCTGAGTCCTGTTGTATTATTTGCTAAAGAAGTCTTACCAATTGCAGTATTATCTCCTCCAGTGGTAGTTGCTGTCATTGAGTTATGACCAACAGCAGTATTATGAGTCGCAGTCGTGTTAGCATCTAAAGCAAAAGCTCCCACAGCTACGTTTTCATCTCCAGTTGTGTTTGTAACTAATGCAAAATAACCAACAGCAGTATTATTAGCTCCAGTTGTAGTATCTTGTAAAGCTGAATATCCACATGCAGTATTGTTAGATGCGGTATTATTTCTTAAACCATTATATCCGATAGCAGTGCAATAATTTCCTGTAGTAATCGATGTTAAGGCATTAGCACCTACTGCTGTATTTTGCGTTCCAGTTGTGTTTGCTCGTAAAGAAAAATAACCAAAGGCAGTATTGTTACTTGCTGTAGTATTTGATTTTAAAGATTCAACACCCATTCCAGTGTTATTTTCTCCAGTAGTATTGTTTAATAAACATTCTCTACCTACAGCACTGTTGTGATCTCCTGTTGTATTAGCACTTAAAGCACTTACACCTATGGCAGTAAGAGCAGTTCCAGTGGTATTAGCATCTCCAGCATTTGCTCCTACAGCAGTGTTTCCAACTCCAGTTGTGTTTTTCCTTAATGCCTGAGTACCAACTGCTGTATTACTACTTGCCGTAGTATTTTCTTCTAAAGCATTGTAACCAATTGCTACGTTATTACCGCCTGTTGTGTTTTGTTCTAAGACTTCATAACCTACTCCAACATTATAATTTCCTGTTTCGTTTGTTGTTAAAGCGAAAGAACCAAGAGCAGTATTATAATTTCCAGTTGTATTAGCATCTAAAGATGCTCTACCCATAGCTACATTGTAAGAACCAGTTGTATTAGCCTGCATTGAGCCATGCCCAACAGCAGTGTTTATCTGTCCAGTTGTTTGATTTGTTAAAGCGTTATAACCAACAGCAGTACTAGAAACACCAGTTGTATTTGCATCTAAGGCAGCGCTCCCTACGGCTGTGTTTTCCGTTCCAGTTGTGTTTGCTTCTAAAGATTTATGCCCAACAGCAGTGTTGTTTGATGCTGTGGTATTTGCTTCTAAAGATTCACTTCCTACGGCAACATTACTATGTCCAGTTGTATTAGCATTTAGGGATACATAACCAACTGCTGTGTTGTTGTTTGCTGTAGTATTTGATGATAAAGAACCACTACCAATACCAGTTTGATTTGAACCAGTAGTATTTGCATCTAAAGAATTTCTACCAACTGCGGTGTTATTTGTACCAGAAGTTAATACTGTTAAAGTATTTGCACCAATCGCAGTATTCTGTCCGCCAGAAACAGAGGCATCTAAAGCACCCTCTCCAAGAACAGTATTACCAGCAACAGAGTTTGCACCTTTACCAATATTTACAGAATTTATCGTTCCATCTAAAGGAAAAGCAGGTGCGCCTGCAAGACTAAATAAATTTATATGAGCATTGTTTGATGTATTTCTAAGTTGCATAATACTTGTAGAAGTATTAGCAAAAAATTGACTTGCATAATTTGTAGATGGTGCTGATGATCCAGAGTTATTTGAAGATATTGCTAGTAATGCGTTATTTATATCAGCCCTGACGTTAGCTCCAGTGGAGTTATCTATAACGTAATCGTGTTGAGCCATTGTCTAATCTAATTTTTATCTAAGTATATCCTACTTTAAAATTAACTACCACGCCCAAATCCTGTTGCAGCATATTTGAAATTTCTGTTAACATGACTAGAACCATTCTTTACATCTATATCAAATCCAGTTGAACTAATATTTGACAATGCGAAGAAATCTCCTGACTGTCCGTTTTCAATAGTAATACCGATTGATGGTAAAACAGTATTGTCGGCAACGCCTGTTCCTGTAGAACCTGTAAAGAAACTGTTTGTGAATGTTACAGACTTTGTAGAGGTTCCAGAAGCTATAAGGCCATTTGTTGCCCCTGCATTACCAATACTTGTCTCTGTTCTACTTTCCAATTCTGCTGTATATCCAAGCTGATCTATTTCTATTGATTGTGCTGGATCGTCTGAATCCATTTCACATCTAAATTTAAAACCTCTAGCAACATAAACACCATTAACAAAAGGATTAAATTGTGAAAAGTTTGCTCCATAAGTACAAGATGTTCCATCTGATATTGTGGCACTTGTGGCAGAAGTAACTGTAAATGTTGATGAACTAGGCACAGAAATAATTTGATAATTTCCATCAGTGGCAGAACCAGCTGTAAAATCAATTACAACAAAATCACCGACAGAATATCCATGATCGGTTTTTGTAATTGTTATTGTCGTGCCACTTTGTCCGTAGGTAGCTGAAACTGATAAGTCAGGATCTAAATCTGTGGTGGCTACAAGTAAAGAAGCACCAACATTAAATGCGGTGGCCGCGTCAAAATCAGTCCATGTATCTATGTTTGCTGTTCTTCTATCAATCAGATCATTTGGATAAAAACCCTGCGTCACAAAATGTCTTCGTAGTCTTAACGGCTGCTTGCCTCCTAAATCCAAAGTATTTGCAAATTCATAAGAACCGCCAGTAATATCAACAGCACCAATAAAATCGAAATCAGCAATACTATCAAAGTCTGATTCATCATCAAGAGTTACTAGAGAACCAAGAACAAGACCATTTACATCATCACTAAAAAAACAATCTACTTTTGTTCCAGCAAAAGGTGGCGAGTCTGTATCTTCTCTGTCCTCTAAGACAGTAAGTTTTGGGAAAGCATTTGGAACTGTTTGAAGCATTGTGACAGACGCATCACCAGAACTTAAACGACCCCCATCATCTTTGAATTTTAAGTGATATGTACCATTAACAATATTTGGAACAATCGACTCACTGACGTTTCCAGAAAGTGCAGGTAAAACGTCAACTGAATTAGTAAAAGTTGATCCAGTAGTAAGGTTTGAACTACGAATTACCACGTTTCCACCATGCAAAACGTCAACATCTGTTGATTGATCAAAACGTAGTCGTACAAACTGATCTGACAAAGGTTCAATGCGTAAGTTCTGCACATCTGCTGGGAGGGCTGTCTTACCAACTGTTGTAATTGATGTTGTTGCTGGGGTTATACTTGGTTTCCCTAATGCGTTATAACTGAACACTCTGATTTCATAAACACCATTTTTTGTCTCAAAGATTGTAAAGTCTGGCCTTGTAATTCTTTCTGATATAAAGTTTTCATTTTGAAATCTGTATTGCACCATATATTCCGTTACACCAGCTACAGGCTGCCATTGAATAAACAGTTTTGATACGGCACGATTATTGAGTACGACAATCTGCTCTGAACTTTGCAAGTTACTAGGAGAGGGTTTTATTGATGTAAGTGTTGTAATTGTCCTTGCTGCCAATGCCGTGCCATCTTCCACGTTTGCGTATTTAGATGAATTATGAGCAACGGCAGTGATTTGATATGCAAGTTGATTAACTTCTGTAACACCAATCACTCTAAAAGTTTGAAGCTGAACCGTTGTATTTTCTATTACCCAGACGCTGTTTGATGGTGGTGTTGATGAAAATGCAGAAGATACTGTTATTGTCGCACCAGAAATAGAATCTATTGTTTTTGTTTCAAGTGTGCCATCTGCAAGTATTACCGATAATGTTGCAGAATCTGTTGTTGCCAAATCTGTATTATTTTCATCATCAACTACTATCTGTGTTGTAGATACTCCTGTTTTTATACGACCACCTCTTCTAACCCCTGCTCTCAATGGATCTGCAATATTTATCACAGCACCTGGTCTTACCAAAGTACCTGATTCAAGAGTGGTGGTGAAGTTTACAATTTCAGCCTCATTGGATTGTGTGTAGAGAAACCATTTTCCCAGACGAGATGCCTGACCTCTTGATGTAGTAGCAAAACCTCTGAGGTTTTTTGTAACAACCCCATATTTTGTCTGTAATGCTGTATCTTCTACAGTTTCATATTCAATTTGTTGGGTTTCATTATCAAAATATGCAACATTAACAACTGTTATTTTTGAATTTTTTGATGAATTACTATATGTAAACCCCTGTTCTGTAACATTGGACAGGTTAAATAAATAACTTGGATCTGTTGGTCTGTCCTGTGTAATTGATATTGTGCCAGCCGAATAAAAAGGCATGACACGCATTACAGAACATAAATCATTGATGAGATCATATGCTTGTTTTTGATTTTGTATCACTACATTACAACTGAATCTTGGTTCTGTTCCTCCCAACCCATCATCAACTTGCGTTGCGCTATAAACAGAAGCTGAATAAAAACTAAAAACATCCAACTGTGTTGTATCTATTTGATCACCAAAACCTTTTGATGTTGTTAACAAGTCATATAAAATCCAAGCCGGATCATTTGTCCATTCCTTGTCTGTTTTGAATGTACCGTTAAAAGTTCCTGAGTATGAGATTGATCCATCAGATTGAACAGTTCCATTATGTGGGATTTTTATTTTTGTTCCACGAACTTTGTACATCCGTTTTGGGATGGATGGAAATGTCTGAGCATCAAACCTAATAGCAACATGAGCCGAGTTTGCATATGCCCTTTGTTCGTTGATTATCTCTGTAAAAGATGACCATAATGAACTGTTTTGTAAGGTTGTTTCTGTGCTGTCATCTGTTGTTCTATTCACCCTAATGGTTACAGGGAAAGAAGTATCAGATGCAAAATTAATTTTATAATCTCTAAAATATGTACTTGCAGTTCTTCCCTTTACAGTGTCTGTTATAACAGTTGTTGTAGTGCCATCATTTTCAATGGTTTGAATATTGATGGCAACTTCCGCACCATTTATATCGCCATCATCTTCAAACTTTTGCAAGGAGGGAAAGCCAAGGGTCACTCTTACCGCATTAACAGAAGTATTTGTTATGGATCTTGATACTGGACTTGCTTTTGTAACAGCAACACCAACAGCATTTTCTGTTTCTATTTCAGAAATACCCTGTATTGGAGTTTGACTAGAAGTACCAAATCTTGGTTCAAATGAAACATTGGGAAAATTGAAATCAGTATCTGTTGGACTTGTATTACTTGCTGAGGTTTGTAAAACCTGAGTACCGTTTAGAAATACATCTTTCAAAGCTGCGTTATTATAAGCAGTTGTTCCTTGTGTAAGACCAGCAGCACTTGGAAAACCCTCGATCTCACCTTCTCCAAGCAGTTCAACTAATGTCTGAAATTGTTTTGAAGCAAGAACATCATCTGTAACTGATGGGTCAGTAAGCCTTGTATTTTCATCAAAAGCTGGAATTGTCATTATGTAGTTCCCTCTACCTGTACCGTATCAACCCCAGAACTGATTACCACTGAACCAGTAAACACTTCTCCATATATTATGGCTACGCTAACACCACTAACACTGACATTTTGAATGCCCGAGAATGAATATGAATTTGCCATTTGTGGGTCAGTATCTCCTACAGGACTTGGCCCTTCTACAACCGCAGGGGTTGGGGCTATTAAAGAAGTAATCCCATCTATTGCAAGTGAATTAACTGTAGCGGTTGTAATAGCTCCAAGAATACCTGTTGTACCATATTCGGCAGCAATTGCTCCTCCAACAGCGATTGCAGCACTCCCAACCGCAGAAACAGCAGTAACGGCAGCTCCAGCCACCGCAGTAGCAGCACCAACCGCAGCAGTAGCAGCAGAACCGATACCACCAACAACGGCAGCCACCGCAGGAAGTGATCCTGTTGCAATAGGTATGATCTGAATATCACCTCGACCTTTCATTGATAAAAAATCCAAGGAAACATCCATATTGTTCATTTTTACTTTGTAATATTGCTGACTCATATGTGCCTCTACTTCTGGAAAGTTACACATCAAAAAACGAATTGCCTCTGATGGACTTGATACTGCTGCCTCAAAATATGATGAACCAAGAAATTTTCTTAATCTTCCATATACTTTTATTGTTTTAAGTTGCATACCTGTAAACCCCTCTGAGTGCTTGCTGATAACCTAAATCAAAAGGCTCTCGGCAACTTAATCTTCTTATATTATGATTCAAAATCATATTATCACCAATATAAACTGCAACATGATCTAAATTACCTGAAGTTGATTGAAACAATAAAACATCACCAATTTGTATGTCATCATGTGTCGGTTGTTTTTTAAATCCTGTAATCGGCAAACCTTTTTCAAATAGTGGATTCTCAATAAAGTCTTTTATTTTTTTTGGTCTATCCCATATTTTAAGATCAATATTTTTTGTTTCTTTATACCAATCATGAATAATCGACCAGCAATCATATACACCCCAAATAAAACTTCTACCGATAAGTGACGGTGCTTTCCAGCCACTTGGTTCAAAAGAACACCATTCTTTCATTCTCACGCTATAGATATGAGAAGGTAAATCTAAATACTCACAACTCGCTTTGTCATTATCAGATGGTTGTGGTGGTTCATAAGGATGTGAATGTACAATACCAATAATTTCTCCTGTATCTTCACATTCTGCCCAATCATCAGGGTCAATAATAAAATATTCAAACCCAGATTCTGCAATATTTTTACAGGGCCAATATGTCTCTTTTCCTTTTATAACTGCAAGCAATCCACAAGATTCTTTTGGCATACATTCTTCAGCGTGTTTTGCAGCATCAGTTTTCCAAGTCATGCGTTTACAAAAGTACCTACACCTGGAAAATCTTTTCTTGTAACCTGACGTTTTGGCGCACGAACTCCCTGCAAATCCAAAGCAGAAACCAGTTCAAACTGTACAATGTCTCTATTTTCTACAATTTTTCTATTAATAAAATATATTTCCTGTGGCAGTTCTGCCGTGCTATCGGGTGTGCCAAAAGGATTTTGATTTGATGGAAAGTTTGCAGCATCTAAAAACTGACTGAGAGTGCGTATGCGTACAAATTTTGCTCCCTGAAGATCATTAAATGGTGTTGTGACATTTACTGTTGCCATCAATGCTGTAATTGTTCCCAATATATTAGAAACTGTTATTGTCGGTCTTGGAAGCGACCCACGGCCAGAATATTCAAAACCTTCTGCTTGTATCGGAAATTTATCATAAGTATTACCCTGCCATATTATTGAGGCATTGCTGTTCATACCAACACCCGAATGAAACCTTGTCACATCGGTCGAACCATGTAATGCAGATACCAAAGTCAATGTATAAAGTTCAATAACAGATTTGTTTGTTAATGCTTGTAGTTCTGCTGTAGGTAATCCCATTTACGGTTCAAATACCTCCCTGAAAGTGCAGTTTAATATTGCTCTATTGTTATATGGTATGGTCTTTGTCCATGATTGACAGACAAATTTTCCGGCCCCTGATAATGTGACCGATACATTACCACTGTTTGTCGCAGAAGAAGCTGCCGTTACCGTGAATGTATTGTCATCAGCAGTTGTTGCGACAACAAAATCACCATCAGTTGCTGATCCAGAAGTGTAGTCAATGGTCACAACATCACCAATAGCAAGACCATGATTTGTAATCGTTATAGTCACAGTTGTAGATGATGATTGCGAATATGTACCTGTTTTTGTGAAGCCCTCGCCTGGAGGTGTAAAGGTAAAACTTGCCTGATCATTTACACGACTACGCAAAAAGCCTTCTATCACATCAGATTGCGTTTCTGAAACATTGAAAGTAAGGTCATATATTTTTGGATCTTGGGTCAGTGGAAGGCCAAATAATGCTCTGAACTCATACCCATCACCAAGCTTTGTTGACCTGATTCTTGGTGCGCTTGTTTTTCTCATCCCATAAGTGGGTTGAATAGAAGGAAAAGTTGCCATTTATCTAGTTAATAAACCTCCAGGTCTTTTTTCTTTTATAAGCTGTGCTTGAACAGCAGCCCCTATCGCTGCTCCTAAAGCCTGTGCATCTGCATTACTGCCTGCCACAGAAGAACCAGATGCATCTACATTTACTGTGACCATATTTGTTGTTCCTCCTTCAATTTTATTATTTGGAATAATATTGCCACCTCGTGAACCCATTTGCAAAATCTCTGGACCTTTTTCTCCAACAAGATATGCACCACCAGCAGCTACAGGACCACCCCTTTCTCTTTTTTTAAATAGACTACCTAAAAATCCACCGACTTTATCTCCAATACCAGCAACAGCCCTTTCAATTTGTACTTCAATAAGTTTTCTTTTTAAATTATTTAATACATTTACTGCTGCTTGTCCAAGACTCTGCGTTCCCATAACTGCATCAGTAAGATTACCAACAATACTTTTTTCTACACTTTCTCCAATTTTGTCAAATTTTTCTGCTAAATCTTGTGCAACATCTGCTTGATCTTTTAAACCTTTATTGATAGTAATATCATTTCTTATTCTTTCAAGCTGTAATGTATTTAATTTTTCCATTTCCAAATTAGTACTTTTAACAAAATCTTCAACAGCTTGATTCAATAAAAATTCTTCTTTCTTACCAGCAATAATTGCTTTATTTAATTCATTTTCTTTTCTTAAATCTCCTAAACCAGCAGTAATTAATTTATTTGTATTGATTCGTATTTTATCTTTATCTTTTTCTAAAAGAATGGTTTCAGCAATTTCTTTTTTTTGTGATTTTAAAGCATCTATCTGATCAGTAATTCTTTTAACACCTTCTCTCCCTGCACCACTTCTTTGAGCCTCAAGATCAGCAATTTGTTGATTAATATTTCTAAAAGCAGGGGCATTAGGATTTTCTTGAATAAATTGTCTAGTTCTACCAGGAGTTACAAAAGTCTCTTGAATCCCACCCAAGCTTTGATTTAACAACTTTGCAACTGCTGCTTGTACTCTTGTGAAAAATAAAACAGTACTATTTGTTAAATCTTGAAAAGTTTCACCAAATTCTTTTAGTTCCTGTACATTTTGATCACCAATTTTATCTCCCATCATTTCTAAAGCTTCATTTAAAGCAGCTTGTTTACCTTCAGTTTTTTCTATAATTTCTAAACGTTTTTGTTCTGTTGTTCCTAATATCCCCATCTTTTCAGTTAATTTTGTTATGTCAGGATTCAAAACATTCATAGCCTGACCTAATTCACCTATAGCAGTAACTCCACTTTGAATACCTGTGGCAATAGCAGTTCCAGCTAAACCTCCTGCAAAACCACCCATTTGACCACCAAATCTTCCCCCTAGAAATCCACCAGTAGCACCACCAAGAGCAGCAAATGGACCTTGTCCAAATAACAAGGGAAATACACCACTAATTATTGCACTGTTAAGACCAGGACCACCTATTGCACCTCTTCCACCACCTCCACCTGTTCTTGGAATAGTTTGTGTGGCAGCGTTTGCTTTGTTTGCTTTTATCTGTTTAGTTCTAACACTTAAAATTGCTTGATCTGCTTTTAAAATTTTATTTTTTATAGCTAATTCTTGATTTAGAATTTTTACAGCACTTGAAATTCCTTTAATACCTCTTTTATTGAGAAGATCAACTTTTTTATCTAACTGCTCTGTTTTTTTTAATGCTCTATCTAACTTGGATTGACCAATTACCTTAAAATTTATATTTACACCGTAATTAGCCAAAGCAAATACAAAACTTTATTTTAGTGTACCGCTTTTATGGTTTTCTTGCTCGTGATTTATCCTTTGCATTTTGTATTGCTTTTTCTTCGTAATCTCTTTTTAACTCATAGTAGGCTATCCAATTAACAAACTCTTCCTGTGTCAATTTATCTGTCAATTCTCCAATAGTCATTTTCAATTCTGTAGCTAAGAAGAACAGAAAAAACCAATCATTCTTAGCTTTTTAAATCTGCCTTCGCTTCCTCCAATTTATATTCACTACCAGAATTTAACATTGCAAGTTGAATATCTTGCAGAGTAGATGCATTAACTTCTCTTCTTAAAGAAGCTTTATGACCATCTTGAAATAATCTTTTACCATCTTTATCAAGTGCTTTCTGTATTAAAAGATTTAAAGCAAATTCATCATTACTAGAATCCAAACCATTTCTTGATTGACCAATAATTGATTCTCTTTCCGCAAGAGTCAAAGGATGCCAATAGATTTCTAAAATAGTTTCATCTCCATCTTTTAATTCATAAAGGTATTTCTGCTGAACACCAAACTTATTCTTGAGAAGTTCAATTGCTTCCATATAAATTTATTTAATATTATATTAGTATACTAGGCGTTAGCAGAGAATTGGCAAGATATTACACCAATAAAATGACTTCTATCTTCAATTTCAAGAGGAGTAGGGCCATTTATATCTAAAACTCTAGGAGTACAACTAAAAGTATCAGTATAATCAGAAGCATTAACAGAAGTAAGACCATCAATTACTGCTTCAGAAATAGCAGATAAAACTGAAGTACCTTTTGATTTAGGTACATATACATTACATTGAATTACACCAGCATAATAATCTGAACTTGCACCTTGATTTTGTAATGTTGATTGTGTGAAATCTAAACTCATCAAAATATA